CGCCGCTCGGTCATCCATGCGGGTTCGCCCTTCTTGGCGGAGATCAGCCGCACGACATCCTCGCTCAGTCCTTTGCCGATGGTTTCGGTCTCGATATCCGAGGTGAAGCCGTACTTGTATTCCTGCTCTCCGATATTCTCCAGTATGTCTTTATCTTTCTCTGCCATTATGCGCGAAATATCGTACAAAGGTACAAAATCAAATCACATTTTCATAACGCAGCAGAGCAAATCTGGGTCCAGAGCGGGCAAAACGGCAAAAAAGCGGGATGAACGGGGAGCTAAAAAAATAAAGACGGCCCTCTGGTCGTCTTTATTTCAGGCTGCCGGTACGACACCCTTTCCTTGGCGGAGAGTGGGGCTGTAAGAACATACGAACAACGAACTACCATACGTTACCAAGTTTCCGAAATATCAGCATTTTATCCCGATTGTTGGTAACATAAGGAACCATACGTTACCGATTAGTTAAGGCGTATTTGGGTTCCTTTTTGGGTTCGGCTTATTTCCCCTTCTTTCGGGGTATCGGGAACTTGTTAAATTTATCCATTTCGGCGACCTTCAATTTATCGACGATTTTAATATAGGGCTTCATCGCTTTGTAGTCGCTGTGTCCCGTCCACTTCATAATTACTTCCGCCGGAACCCCCAGCCTAAGCGCGTTTATGATAAAAGTACGTCGGCCGCAATGGGTGGTAAGAAGGGCGTATTTCGGTAATACTTCTTCGTGCCGAACATTCCCCTTGAAATATACGACCCTTGTAGGTTCGTCGATACCCGCCATTTCCCCCATTACTTTAAGGTGTTCGTTCATTTTTACGTTACTTATGACCGGTAGGGCCTTATCATTCGGCAAACCTATATTCTCGTACTTTTTCAGTATGGCCCGGCTATACTTATTCAGTTCGATAATAAGGCCGTCTACGGTCTTTTGAGTAACCACGCTTATATAATCCTTCTTTACGTCGCTTCGGCGCAATTTTGCCACGTCGGAATAGCGAAGGCCGGTAAAGCAGCAGAAACAAAACACATCGCGCACGGCTTCCAGCGAAGACCGGGACGGCGGGAATTTGAAGGAATACAGGTTAAACAGTTCTTCCCATTCCAAATATATAATTTCCTTTGCGTTTCCGTCGGCCCCTTTGAACTTCGGCTTAAATGTTTCGTGTACGTTGCTTGGGTTATATCCTTTATGGTGCGCCCAGCGCAGGAACCACCGAAGAAAGGACATATTTTTAGATATGGTAGTATTACGAAGGTCGGCTTTATGAAGGCTTGTAATAAACTTTTGTAGGGTAACTTCGTTTATTTCGTCAAATGTAAGGTTCTTGTTAAACGCTTCCAAGTGCTTACGCAGGCTATTAAACTTCGTATAGGTCGCTTTCGTCCAATCATTCAAACGGCCCATAGTTTCCGTAAATTCGGCGTAGGCTTTATAGAATGGCTGGCCGTTTTCTTCCGCTTCGGTAGCCGGGGTTATCTTCCCGGTAGCTTCATCGAAAGCCGTTTTAAGTTCGCCCGGTGTCGGTACCCGCTTTTCCAGCAGTTCGAACCGGGTAAATATGGCTTC